GAGCAGGTCAACAATTACACGAATATTCAACGAATTACGCAACAAACGGCTGTTTTCGTGACCATTAGTTAGTGAGGAATATTATGCGAAAAACTTGCGTTTGCGGTAAATGCATCACGCGGGGAGACCTGTGTAATATTTGCCTCAATATCTATGGCGCAAATCGGGCGGAGTGGCCGGCATGGCTGAAATTCCTTGTCAATGATATGCGGAAGGAACTCCGCCGAGAGCGCCGTATTGACGAACACGAAATCTCATTTACCGACTTAGGAGTGTACTAATGGCAGGACTTTTGAAATCACGCAAGTTTTGGCTGGCATTGTTTGGCGTAGTCCAGACGGTTGTATTCCATTTCCTCCCCAACATTGACCCCGCGTTGTGGCAGGCTATTGACGCGCTGGTGATCGCATTGATTACCACAATCGCCGTTGAAGATGCTGCCGAGAAGCGAGCAGGCGGCGGCGCTGGATAGATTCATCCTTCCTCCTTTCCAGTCCGGCATCCTGCCAACAGGGTTCCTCTCTCTTTCCCCTATAAGGATGCCGGATCGGAGCGGAGCAGTGGGCAGAACAGGGGTAATGGTTGAACAAAAGAAAAACATTAATCTGGCATACTGAGCAGCGCAAACTTGGTGAATTGATCGAGTGGGATAAGAACCCTCGCCAATTGACAAATCACGATGCCGAACATCTAAAAAAGTCGATTGATAACTTTGGTATTGCCGATCCGCTGATTATCAATACGGATAACCGTATCGTTGGTGGGCATATGCGCCGCCGGATTATGCTGCAGAATGGATACAAGCCGGATGATACGATTGATGTGCGCGTGCCAGACCGGACGTTGACAGAGCGCGAAGCCGAAGAGTTGGCTATTCGCCTGAATAAAAATAGCGGGTCGTGGGATTTTGACGCACTGGGAAATAATTTTGAATTTGAAAATCTGATTGATTGGGGGTTTAGCGATGAAGAACTGACCGGGCTGGATTTTGGAGATACAGAACAGACCGGTGATCCTGTAGCGCAGATTGATACAAATCAAACACTGAAGTTGTCTGAATTGATGGATTTGCGCGAAAAATGGGACGTGAATATCGGACAAGTTTGGAGATGTGGTGACCACACTGTTATGTGCGGAGATAGCACAAAACAAGAAACTTTTGACACTTTGTTTGAGACGATCCAGAGACCTGAATATCTGATCTATGATCCTGACTGGGATTCCGGTTTATCTATTCCAGAATATGAATATCAGGGAATAATCGCTTACAGTGATGGATACAGGGCGCGGGATGTGATTAAAATGTTTGGGTTGCCGACGTGGATATTCGCATGGGATGGTTGCACCTCTTGGTATACTCCAAATCGTCCTTTGCGTCGTGCGAAGCTGGCGCTGTGGTTCGGAGATATTGAGCAATACAACTTCGACGGGGCTCATTATGGTGATGCTGGAGAAGAGCATGAAGTAAAAAACTCACGTGGAGCGTATACATTCCATCCCGACCCGCGCGGAAAGCACTTGAGCGACATCTTCCAGATGCCGCTTCCGCAATTACATAATGATGGATTTCATCCGTATGAAAAACCGCTTGATTGGGTGCGCCTGCTGATAGGGGACTGTTTCTCTGGTAATTCGGTGTTTGATCCGTTTTTAGGTTGCGGAAATACAGCACTTGCCTGCCAGCAGCTCGGGAAGTCTTGTGTCGGGATTGATATTGAACCGATGTACATCGCATTTCTACTGGAGCAATTTAGCAAGATTGGTATTCAGCCGGTGTTAGAGGTGAACAGTGTCAGTGATTTATGAGCCAACCGGATCGGCGCGCAGTGATGCAGCACTTGCGTTGAATATCTATCATGGATGTACGCATGCCTGTGCATATTGTTATGTTCCGTCTGCTACGTTCACAAAACGAGAAATATTTAACGCCAGGATTGAGCCTCGTGCTAACTTCCTGGTAATGCTGGAAAAGGACGCAATTGCGCGCTATCAGCGTGGAGAGGGTGGGCACGTTCTGATGTCGTTTCTAAACGACCCTTATCAACCAGCCGAATTGGAATACGGGTTGACACGCAAGGCAATTCAAATACTTCATGCTACAGGTCATACCTTTGTAACACTGACGAAGGGTGGAACGCGGGCGTTGCGCGACATCAAGCTATTTACGCCGCGCGATGAATTCGCCAGCACTCTAACAACTACAACAGATGAACTTAGTCGCAAGTGGGAGCCAGGGGCGGCGTTATTCGAGGATCGCTGTAATGCGCTGCGGACATTCCATGAAGCCGGAATACCTACGTGGGTGAGTCTTGAGCCAGTGTTGTACGAAGACGAAGTTTATAAGATCGTTGAAAAGACGCGAAATTTCGTCAATCATTATCGTATTGGACGCCTGAACAGAAACGCGCATGAAAAGACGATTAACTGGTATGGTTTTGCCGAGCGAGTAACAAAATTCATGCTTGAGAATGACATACCTTACTTCATTAAGAAGGAACTCCTTCCGTACTTACCGGAAGGAGTCCCAGATGTATATAGATGCCGGAGGCCTTAGAACAGCGATGGTTGCAATATCTGCGACGCGGATTTTATCTCTGTGTATTGTCCACCGATTCTACTCACCAGGATGAATCTATGGCAATTCAAAAAATTTTTGCATGTACACATCAATATGACCGGCCTGGATTCGTGCTCAAATATTTCCAGCCCGCCATAAAAATCCGCTATCCGAAACGGGAGATTCCGGTCTTTATAATTCACATTGCCCCATTGGGGAATATGGAGATATCTATCACCCAGCAGCTCCGCCAGTTTGGACTTGCAATATGCGGTTGTATACGAAAATGCGTGCAATCGCACGTCAAATATTACCCCGTTCAATTCATCCGCGATCTGCTTGATTTGCGATGGTTCAAAATTGGAATAGCCAATCATGTATATCATCTTATTCATTCTCGCCAAACAGATATCGTGCCCGGCGCAGAGCCTGGCGCTTGGTCAGATAACCACCAAACTCTTCAATCCGGTGGGTGTATTCCGTATGACATCCGGTCAATGCCCGTGTCCGAGCATCTAGCGGACGCTGATACTGTCCGGTATTCTCGTCCCACCATGCTACGGAATAACGCACATTTCCGGATTCATCGTAATACTCGTGAATATATTGGTCATATTTTGCTTTCATTTTGTCCTCCAATAGAATTGAATTTAACTTACACTTATATTATACGCGCAATTGTGCTCATTGTCAATAGGCAATCCATAGTGATATGGCAAGAGGTTTACTAACTTTACATGGGACATCGTAGGCTGAGCAAGAAGATGGTTATAGAGGCGCTGAAGAACAAGAAGGGAGCGGTCTACTTGGCTGCTGCCGACTTAGGATGCTCGCATACCGCCATCTATGCTTATATTAACAAGTATCCAGAGTTGCAAGAATTGAAGGATCAGTTTGACGAAGAGGTTACAGATATTGCCGAGCTTAATCTACGCAAAGCGGTGATCAATGCTGACCCGTGGGCGCTGAAGTATCAACTATCCACGAAGGGCAAGAATCGCGGTTACGTTGAGCGGCAGGAGGTCACCGGCGCGGATGGTGGGGCAATCGTAGTCGAGTGGGATGACAGCGAAAACAACGATTAAGCCGCACCTGCATCCCGGTCAATTAGAGGTTCACCGTGACCCATCACGCTTCAAGGTACTGGCGGCAGGGCGCAGATGGGGCAAGACGCGGCTCGGCGTTAACGAGTGCATCGGCGTGGCGATCGAAGGCAAGCGGGCGTGGTGGGTGAGTCCGAGCTACAAGACCTCCGAGGTTGGCTGGCGACCCCTCCGGCAGCTGAGCCGGAAGATACCAGGTACTGAAATCAGGCTGGCCGATAGGATGGTGCTGTTTCCTGGCGGTGGGTTCGTGGCAATCAGGAGCGCGGACAATCCCGACAGCCTGCGCGGTGAAGGGCTTGACTTCGTGGTAATGGACGAGTGCGCGTTCATGCAACCAGAAGCCTGGAGCGAGGCGATAAGACCCGCGTTATCAGACCGATTGGGCAAGGCGCTGTTCATCTCGACCCCGCGTGGGCGTAACTTCTTCTGGGACTTGTACCGGCGCGGTGGCGTTGACCCTGATTGGGCATCGTTCACCTACCCGACAAGCGCGAACCCGTACATTCAGCCATCTGAGATAGAGGCGGCGCGCGCTGAACTGCCGGAGATCATTTTCAACCAGGAGTATTTGGCGGAGTTCGTTGACAGCGAGGGCGCGGTATTTCGCAGGATAAGAGACGCGGCCATCCTGCAACCTCTTGAGCAACCGCTTGAGGGTCACCAGTACAGCGCTGGGGTGGATGTGGCGGCGGCGGTGGATTACACGGTTATCACGGTGCTGGACGTGAACACGCGCGAAATGGTGGCGCTTGACCGCTTCAACCGCGTGGATTACCCGGTGCTGGAGGACAGGCTTCTCGCCACCTACTGCAAATGGCATCTGGACGGGATGGTAGTGGAATCGAACAGCATTGGCGCGCCGGTGATCGACCACCTGCGAGAGCACGATATTAACATCATTCCCTTCACCACGACGAACACGACAAAGCATGACATTATCCAGAGATTACAGAGCGCATTTGAACACGGACTTATCCACATCATTGACAATCCAATCCTGGTTGGCGAGCTGCTATCCTACGAGAGCAAGCGCACGCCGTCGGGCAATTATACATATTCAGCACCAGAGGGGCAGCACGACGACTGTGTGATGTCCCTCGCGTTCGCGTGGTACAGCATCAGCAACGACGCGTGGCTCATCAGTTAGGAGCAAACATGGCGAAAACAAAAGGCGTTAGCATCAGGGACTTGGGCGAAAACCTCAAAGGTATCAACTTTGAGATATTTGGGGGCATTGACGGGTTTCTGGCGATGACCTCAGGCACGGGGGACAGCGACATCGCGCAGGCGCAGCAGCTCAGGCGCGTGGTGCCGTGGCTGGCAAAGGCGGTGGACATGACCGCCAACGCCGTGAGCGCACTGCCATTTGGCATACTGAGAGAGAACGGCGAACTGTACGACACATCCGCCGATTGGAAGAACAAAACGGGCGGGCTTGAATCGCCGGAGTCGCTGTTCTATATGCTGGCATCGAGCCTGTGCTTCGGGCGCGCTTACCTCATTCCGCAGCTGACGAGCCGGGCGATCGTGGACATGCAGTTCGTTGCGCCTCAAACCGTGAGAGCGGAGATAACGCGTGATGGACTGAAATGGTTTGACCGCACGACTGACAAGGGCGCGGTATCAAGGTATTACCCAATCGAGAGCGAACTCGACCCCGTGATGGTGTACTTCTGGCTGCCTGACTCCGACGTGGAGATCGGGCCGGCGCTGACGCATCCGGCTGGCAACGCGCTCTTGAGTGCGCGGTTGCTATTCAACATGGACGGGACAATCGCGACCTACGCGGAGCGCGGGTTCATCCCGCCTACGGTGCTTGGCGCGAAGGGAATGCCTGGTCCGGCTGAGCGAGAGAAGGCGGAGCGCTGGTGGGATAGGTTCTTCAGGGGCAAGACCGACATAGCCGCCAAGATCATCAACACCGAAGCATTGAGCG